AGAGGCGTGTCTTTTTTTGTTTCTACCTCAGCAAAAGAATTAAGCAACTTCTTTCTGTCAGGAGATTTCTTTAACGAGTCAAAGCTATCATGCTTTTCCATAACTTCTCTTACAGCCTTAACAGGCTTTGATTCCATCACGGCTTCTTTAAATGCACCAAACCCTCCAGCTTGGTTTACCCTCTCTTCGAGTACACTAAACACTTTCTTATTAAACCTCATGCTCGCCTGTGGAGAGCCACTCATAATAAATATGTAGTCAGACTTTTCCACTCCCTTTTTAAGGGTAGCCTTACCTAAACCTGACGCCCATATAGCACCTTTCTTTCTGTTCTCTGGATCTAAAGCATAGCTTGGGCCTGCGTCTAAGTAATGCTGCTTATCCACTACCACATCCCCGTACTCTCCACGACCTAATTGATCTGCTGTCCAGAACCAAACCGTCTCATCATTATCTACGATTTTATCTATAAGACTTTTAATATCTACTTTATCTTTATCAGTAACAAAAGATAACGGGCCAGGCTCCGAAGGGAACGACATAGCCTGCGTTTTAATATCAGGCTTTTGTATAAGGGACGCTTCTCCTACGTCAACAGAACCACCTTCTTCTATAGCTGTAATAGCTTGTGTCTTTATACCCTTATCTTCAACAGTAAAGTCTGTTACAAGAGATGTCTCAGGAAGAAGCATCTGCTTACGATAAGCTTCTGCTCCAATGTTTCCATCGTTTTCAAGCAACGCATGCGTAAACGCTGACGCTAATTTAGATGTATGCGATACAGGCTTGCCTTTGGAATCTTGAATATAGAACCTCTCTTTAATAGTCCGCTCACTCTTAGAGTTAATATCCCCAGGTATCCCCAATACACTATATTCTTTTCCCTTATATGTGAACTTTATCTTTCTTCGCCCTCCTTTAAGGAATGCGCTTTTTCTTTTGGAGTACCTATCCTCAAGCTTAGCATGTTCTTCTTGTGGGATCACTGCAATACCAGCTTCCTTCGCAGCCTTAACACCAGCTTTATCTTCTTGTCTGGATTTCAATCTCTGCTGTTCAGGTGAACCTTGCTTTACCTCAGCTTGTTTACGCTTGCTCCGTTCCCTAATCTGTTGTTCTGAAGGGGGAGCTGGCTTCTTGGCCGCTGGCTTCTTGGCCGCTGGATTCTTGGCCGCTGGCTTCTTCTTGTCTTTTAATTTATCTAAGGATTTAAGATCCGCCTCTGCGATTTCTTTTCCTTCGGTTACTTTACCTGCAATTGTGTTTAATAAATCTATTACGTCACGATCTGAGTCTGTCAATACATCTTCAGTAGGGAGACCTAACATCTTAGCTACCTTACTCACCCACTTTTTAATAACAGTCTGCTGAGGCACTTCTAATTTCGTATATGTCTCAGACAATACCCCAACAAACTCAACTATAAACTCCTCATTTTGCAAGAACTTTTTATCTCCTTTAAATAATTGAGAATACTTTTCTAATTCTAAGACCTGTTCTTTACTTAGGTTTGTGCTCTTGTTAATCCCTCGTCTTAGAGACTTAATCATTAGCTTAGTTGCTCGCTGGATACTTACACTATCCCCAAACTTAGCCTTAAGAACAGCGTGGAACACTTCGTGTCCTATAGTTCTACCCTGCGCTTTGGGCATATTTATATGTATGGTATTTGTAGAAGAGTTATAGGCCCCTCGAGAGCCTACACCTACATGATCTTTATAGGTTCCTTCGCTCCTATGCATAACAATGTTTAGCCCTGGAAAGATTTTTTGAATAGACTTGACAGCCTTTGCTGCTCTCCCGAGTAACATCTTCTCGTGCTTATTCTTATTAGACCCAGGGTTATTTTTCTTAAAATCTTCTGAGCCATAATGAGAGTCCTCCTCCGTCTGATCTAAGACAGTAAGTCTGTCATTTACTTTCCTCCCTTTACGTTTAGGAGCCTTTACCTCTACCCCTTCTTTAGTAAACCCAGCTGTTAATTCTATTTCCTGCGTCTCTGTTTTGGCAGGTTCGGCTTGTCTTTTACTTTCAACGGAAGTCCCCCCGGCGGGGTCTCCCTCTCCCATCGGCTGGCCATCTGGGGTTTGTTCTTGTACATCCACTTCTTTTGTGCTTGACTCTTGAATGGCATCTTGTTTTTGTTTTGATAAATCGTTACTTATTTTTTTCCCTTTTCCGTCTTGAGTGTCTGTAAACTGATCAACAAACTTAATGTCTTTTACAACGGTAACGTCTTGAGGAACGGAAGGCCCGTCTTTAATATTTTTTAAGATCACGGCATCAAATCCTTCAGCAAAGGCTTCTTGAATAATAGCGTTCTTATCCATGGTAGAGCTGGAACTTTCTCCATTAAACTCCACCTCTTTAATATTTTCCGTGTTCAATACCGCAGAATATATAGTTGGTTCAATACCTTTAAGCTTACCTAAGCCTACCATATTAAGTAACTGACCCATGCCGTCACCATTAACTTCGTTAGCATAAAACCCAGCAACACCAGGATCATTGCTAAAAAATATACCTTTTGGTGACCCCCCGTCAGCATTAGAACCTACCTTGCTCATATCAAATGTGGTAAACTTACGGGGAGAACCCGTGAACAGAAGTTTTTTCCCTCCCTTTCTATATACAGGGGCTTTATCTTTTCTGAGATTAGCATCTACTTCTTCAGTAATAACGTCCGCGTCTGCCTCTACGTCTGCCTCTACGTCTGCCTCTACGTCTGCCTCTACGTCTGCTTGCTCATCCATTAAAGCTTCGAAGTCTGACGCTTCTTCAGACACATCTGCCTCTACGTCTACCTCATCTTGTTTTTGGTTTGTTAGTTCTTGTCTTACTGATTCTATCTCCTCTGCTGTTGTAATATCTCCCGATCTTCCCTCCTCCTTTTGGCGCTTTTTTATCTCATTGAAAACCTCCTCCTCCGTCACCTCTACGTCTGCCTCTACTTCTGTTACCCCAGGGTCGTTCTCATACAGAGCGTCTAACTCATCTTGCAATACTTTCTTTGTATTTTTTCCTTTCCGAGTCATAGGAGATCCCATCTCCGACAACTCTGTCTCCATCTCTATAGCCTTCTGCCTCCCTTCGGGACTAAGACCATCTAATTCTGTGCCTAAGCTTTCTGTAATCCCAGCCTGCTTCCGTAGCTTGGTCTTCCTTTCCTCTGCTAAAAGCTTCAAGCCTGGATCGCCTTTTATTTTTAACTTCGATCCGGCAAAGGTGACGTCGTCTGTTTCGGTCACCATCTTAATCATCTCTTCCCGAGTCATAGGAGCCCCGTCAGGACCGAAGGCATACTTGCCTTTTCCTACCAACGCTGGGGCTACCGAAAGGATAGACCCCGGCCCACCGCCTACCATCTCAAATCCAATCTCTAAAGCATCCATCTCTTGACCTACTACGGCCCGTGCAGTAGCCTCTCCTAATCCTCCTCCTACTCCTTCAATAACAGTACCTGCAGCTAAGGCTTCAAGCTTACTCCTCTTAAGGGCCTTACCTGTTTTAACACCTGTCTTAGTTATACCTGCTCCTATCTTACCTGCTACTCCAGCTGTCAGTCCATCGATAATACCAATAACTACACCCCTACCTGCTGCCTTCATTCTAATCCTTAACATAGCGTCGGGGTCTGCAAAGACGGCACGTACTCCATCCTCATCTAACTCCAACCCCATAGCGGAGACCTCTTCTTGAAGGAACTCAGAGAAAGATAACCCCGCTTCCAACGTAGCTCCCGCCGCTCCTATAGCGTAAGGGATACTGGCTGCCGCCCCTGCTACCGCTCCTACTCCAGCACCTGGAGCTGCTCCCACACCCATGAATAGAGAACCACCAGCAGCACCTGATGCCGCTCCTGCTGCCGTAAACGCCGCTGTTGTAGCTCCTGCCGCAGCTAAAGATGCTGGGTTCAGCATCTGTGTTATACTTGTAATAGCGATCTCAGATATTGCCGTAGGAGAATCCCACATACCGTTTAAGAAACCCCATGCTCCACCTCCAGCCGCTTGAAAAGCTTGGTTAAAACTCCGCATCTCATCCGACTCTCCTCTCTCAGCTAAAGCTTCGCTGGCATTTAGGTAGTCTTGGATATCTTGGGACGACGCCTCCTTCCCTTTGTACATCATCTCTAAAGCTTCGTCTACGGTATTCCCCGTCTCTACTCCTTTCGCTCCCGCCCTCCATATATCTCCAAAGAAATCTGTTACCTCATTCTTTCCAAACGTTCTTTCCAGGGCAGTATCTTTCTCCCCAGTAGCGACGGTACCCCCTCTCTCGTCCCACAATGAGGCTCTTCTATCTCGATCTTCTTCCGCTCGAGTACTCCTTTGTCCTCTATGCCTTCTCCCAGACTCAAACTGTGTGATGTCTCCCCCACCAAACTCATCTGGGACCTGCCCTATAACGTCACCTCTTCTACCTCCAGGGATTGTAACGCTTGAGTCAACGACCTCGGAAGACTCCGATGAGATAGGTTCTTCCCCCGCCACTGGTGTAGTGGATGCCATATCTCCCTCTTGAGAAGTAGGTTCGGATTCGTCTTTTTTTTTTACTCCCCAAATAGCAGAGAAGGATTCCAAAGGAGTTTCTTTAGAAAAGATACCACTCTTCTGCCCTAACTTAAACAGCTGTTCCTGTTGGTTCTCATTGGCCTTACTCCACTTTTCAAATGAAGCCTCGTCTTCTGTGAGCAATCCTTGCTGAACATATAGATCAAATATTTTCTTAAGCTTATCTTCCATATTCTTATTCTTCTTCTTCTTCTAAAATAACATTTCCAGCCGGGACGCCTCCTTGACCTGCGGTGTCTCCTGCGCCTGGAGATTTATTGCTTTCATTGGTAGACTTCACCCAATCATTTATAAACGCCTGCATCTCAGAATATGCTTCGGCTATAGTTTTTGCGTTAGTGCCTGAAATTACTCTTATCCCAGGTCCATCCCCTGTATCAGGCAACCCTGGCAATTCAAACGCTATCACATCATTCCCGTTGTCATTTGCGTCTGTGGCTTTGACTCTAAAGCCAAGATCGATAAGTTGGTCATTGCCTATTATTAGCTCGTCTATTACTGTTGTAAACGCTGATTGAATCTCGCCTCCTGTAGCATTGTCTCCACTGTCAAAACTTTCTTGCAGCTTAGAAACTAAGTAAGCTTCCGCTCCTATATCATTTCCGTCAACCTTAATAGACCCTTGATAATTTATAGGCTGGATCGGTTTGCTTCTAACATTAGATGCAGCGCCTCCTACTCCTCGAGTATCTCCAACTACACCTCCTGTTTCTCCATATGCTCCCCGAGCTGTAGCCACATTGCTTTCTCCAATTAAGTCTCCGTAAAGTGAGTCAACTAAATCAGTGGTGCTTAAGACAGTGCCATCTGCAGCCTTAGATGATACGTCAAACGTAGAGCCATCTGCTCTTGTGACCGTAAAGTTCCCGTCTCCGTCTGGCCTTGTGATTTTCTTTATCTTCAGGTCTGGGTCTGTTATATTATTATTTGCGTAACTCGCCAGAGCGGTAGCACTTTGCTCTGCTTGCGCCGCATTCCCTGTTACAAAATTGACTACCTCCTCATACATGCCCGCTAACTCCTTATTTTTATTTTCATTATTAATTTCTGCAGCACTGTCTTTTGGTTCGTATGTAGTAGCAAGTCTTTGTTCAATCTTCAGCTTTTCATCCAGCTGACTTCTGATAATTTTCTCCGCTTCTTTGTCTACAAGACCTTGTTGTGAAGGAGAAAGTTCAGCTTCTAAAGTTCCTTGTCCATCTCCGTTTGGAACCATAAGGACATACCCAGGGTTGCCTGGTGTACCATCCCCAGGGTTAGCTGCCGCCTCCTCGGGATCTTGAGTCATCATCTTAGCTGTAACCCCCGCGTCTTGCAAGATGCTAATCCGTTGAGCCTCAGTAGCAGTCACCGTTCCCACCAATGACTTCAGCATATCCTTACTATTATCCATTAGTAACCAACTTTCTATAGACTCTACCGCTCCCCTTTGTCCATCTTTAATAAAGCTGGCTTCTATCTGAGTCCCCAAACGTGTTACCTCTTCTGAAGCAGAGGTGCTTAATGAGACATAGTCACTCCTCTGGGTAAGGCGCTGATTGATTGAGTTTAAACTCATTAAGTTTGCTGGGTTACTGGCGTCAGTTCCCTTCTTCACAAAGTTCATGTCTCCTGTGGCAGGGTTTCCTGCAAAATCCCACTGAGATAACCCCGCGACTCCCGACATCCCTAACTTTATACCCTGCTCCAGTACATTGGACTGCTCTCCAGGGACCTGCGAGTTCATACGCTCTTGCCCCTCCTTATATTCAGCATCGAATTTTCCTAAAGCTGATTTAAGTTGCGTAAAAGAATCCGAAACTTTTTGCTTAGACTGCATAAAATCAGAAGGCTTTAATAGGCCCCTCTTCATAAGCGTATTTTGTGAAGCCAAAAACTCCGAACCCCACTGGCTACCCTGCAAGACTTTTACGTTTAAAGACTCAGAGTCGTACTGCTCCATCTCCGCCAAGTCATTTATAGACTTGGTAGTAGCCTCTTGTATTTCAGCTTTGCGGTTTTCCCTATCGTCACGAACGGTCTCTATGGTCTCCGTCAGGTCTTTGGTGACGGTATCCCAATCGACTTGTGTCTTAGTTAGATCCCGCTCTTGCCGATAGACATACTGATCTGAGTCTACTATCTTACTTTTTACGCTTAAATCTCTTGCCATAATTATCTTCTTCTACGTCTATCAAATTGACTCATGTAGTTACCTTCCAATAGATCAAACATACTTTCGTTAGTTAAACCTTGGTTTCTATTTCTTACCTGCCTCCCTGTCATCCCCTGTTCAGACAGAAAGTCGAGCAATGCTCCCTCATCATTTAAGTTTACGCCTGCCAGCTCAGCTTTCATTCTCATTGCTGGATCATCTATCATCTTGCTTGCCCTTCTGTCTGCTGTGTTCTTACCATACAGCGGAGCTAAAGAAGCAGCGCTGTCAGCAATTTGAGTTACCCCTTGAATACCTGACGTAATAGAGTCCGCCCTAATTTGCTGTTGCTCTCTTGCCCTTTGATCTTGCATCTTAGCCTCACCTACATCCATAGCTATAAGCTGCTGCTTTTGCTGCTCTCGTGCGTCAGTTTTCATTTTGTCTAAATTAAACATCTCATCAGCCATATCTATACGTGTCTGCTCAGCCTCCACATTTTGTTGAGCACCGACCCTGGTTGCACCAGCCGCTAACGCACGAGAGTCCCCTTCCTGGAGGGCCTCAATAGCCTGCTTATCTGCGGCGAGGTTGTTCTCAAACTTAGCCTCGTATGCATCTAAAGGGATATTCAATTTTTCGTACTCATTTACCTCCGCTCTCTTCCGAGCTTCGTTCATCATCCTCGTTGCCTCATTCTCTGCATCTTGTGCTGCTGACTTTGCGTTGGCTGCGCTTGTAAAACCTTGGACTGCTTGAAAGCCACCCGAGGCTATACCTACTACTGCTGCTGTTGTTACTGCCATAATTAAAACTTTTTTATCATCTCTGTAGTATAGCTTGAGCCCTCTACAAAGCCAGCTTTTTTATAGCTGTTTATAAGGGGTTTGTTTTTTATCAAAGCGTATACAAAACTATTATCTAACTCCTGGGCTAAGTCCGCTATAGTGTTTATCAATAACTCTATGGCTTCCTTCCTCCCTTGTTTATTTTTATATTCAAAATTAGAAACTATCCAATCGCACCAAACGGCTTTCGAATTGGTCCTATACATAAAGCCAGCACACACGGGAACCCCGTCATCAGAAACCATGAAACCACCCGTACCATTCTCTGGTAAAAAATCTTTCGACGGAGGTGTCCATCGCCAGTCTTTCCACCATTGGCACAATATGTTTTCGTAATCTCCTTCTTGTAATGGTTCTATATTTAATTTCATTACTACAAAGATAGCACAAATTATGGGTAACTCTTCATGACACTTCCCCCTACTGCAAATAACTCTATAGGTGCGGTGTTATCATTCTCTAAAGTAAACTGCATAAAGTATCCGCGAGCTCCGTGAGACTCTGCTACGACGTCCTTAAAGAAGAAGACGTAATCCCCTGCGTTAGGGTTAACTCCTGACGTACCGCCTGGCCCAGGCTCAACGATAGAGGTGTCTATTGTAACAGTTTGATTTATAAGGTCAACCGCAATAACTTGCCCCCCATATTGGGGAGCACCTGTAGCTACGGGAGGGATACCTGTAGTTGATGTAGAGTAGATATAGTCTCCTATGCTTAATATATCTCCAATAGGAACATTAAACAGAATCCCCACAGAAGAAGACGGCCCCCCTACGCCTACGCAAAATCCAATTCCGTTTACGTTTCTGTCTTTGTAATCTCTTGTCCCTTCTGTCTCCCTAAGAAAAGTAAACCACTCTCCTTCTTTTTGTACAAAATATGTAGCCAGCATAGACCCTGTGCCTAAGTCTGTTATTAAAGATGTGCACTCCCACCTATCGTCACTCTCATATGACATAGTCTTAAAGAGTTTAATGGTCTTAGGCTCAACGTTTAGCACGCCTGTAATGGTAGATTTGTATTGAACTCCGTAGTACTCGTTCCTGGTTTCGTTTACATTATGTCGATATAGATTCCCTCCACTGACGCTCCCGTCATCATTGGTAGTAGGGCCAAAGCTATAGAAATATCCATTCATCCCGATCATATAATCAGGTAGGTAAGAGTAGAAAGACGGCCATCCTTTGGAGTCTTCCGAGTACGATAGTGTAGCTGCTTTATCTGCCATAGTGTTTTATATTAACAATTTGTTGTACATGGCCCAGTGGTAATATTGGTGATAGTTCCATTAGCATCAACGGTAACACATTTTGTTACACCGTCTCCATCCTCAACAGGGTATACCCCTGCAGGCATAGCGCTTACCCCCGCATAATCTGTAAACACCCAATCATTAATCCCCAACATAGTATTTGTTCCATTTCCTGATACCGAACATGTGTACATAATTTTACTTAAAGAAGTGCAACTCCCTCCTGACAGTGCGTGTGGAAAAGGGTTAAGAGATTTAGGGCAATAAGCGGTAAGGCTCCATACTGTAGTGGGGCCTGGAGCTTCAACTTCTATTTGAACAAATTCTACTAAAGGATTTGTTTTAGGCACAACCATATATGCCAATGACGAAGGAGGACTGTACCCTCCTGCGGTAAGATCCACTCCCCCCACCGCGGGGTAAGTGGCTTGTGGTAGATAAGGGCCTAAAGTTTCAGAGAGATATGGAGGAGAACTTACAAAAGACGAAATTGAGGAGTTATAGTAATATAAGTTACCAGTATATGTAGCCCCATTACTTCCTAATAAATTTGTAAGACCTATCAAGCCGCCAGTAGTTTCATCTCCTATTACACCCTGCCTATATCCATAAGGGCGAGAAGAATATTCTGAAGCAGATAAACCATCATAGGTCCACGTACATTTATCGGGTTGAGATACAGGGTTAAAAGCAATAACTACTGCTCCCACTCCTGTTCCTACATTAAAGTTTACTACGTATTTACCTGTAGTTCCAGCTCCATAAACACTTCCGTCACAGTCTGCAAATCCTGCGCCGCACGAAGGGCAAGCTTGGCATGGGCCTAAGGCGCCGCTAAGTTTTTGGCGATACACACCGCCCACTTGATACCACCCGTCCGCAGATGGCGTGATTAACGCGAGGTCCGTCCATATATTTGTGGCGTCACAAAAGACTGCGCTATCGTAATAAAAGGTTGAAGGAGTTGGCATAATTTAATTTTTTAACATGTTCCTGAATTTACTACTAAACCGTTTGCGCCCACCTCTATCCAGTTTTTAGGGTTAGCTCCGGAAGGTTGATCGGGGTCTACTATATAGAACCCTGAAGTCCCAAGACCCGCTGATGGCTGACAAGAAACATTACCTACTGCATACACAATATCTCCTATAGCAGGGATAAGTCCCGCTCCAGTAAATTGAATAAGACTGCTTCCGAAACTATTTGTATCCACCGCACATGCCGAAGGTTGACTCGACTGCACTGGGCTAAACCAACATCTATTGCAAGCTGTCGTACAATTACAACACGCGTCATCAGCGCTTACAGCGCTATAACACAGCTGGTCTTGTGTAATGTTTCTGAAATCCCAAACCAGGTATAGATAATCGTTTCCAGGCATAGCGAAAGCTGTCTCTGTAGCTTGGAAGATAGCAGTTGAAGGGTTTGTTATAGGAACTACCTCACTTGCCGCAGCCAGTAAAGACGTTATGTCCGCTACAGTATTGGTATACAGAGTGTTGCTTGACAGTATTCTAAACTTATGCAGAGTAGGGTTGAAAGAAAAATCATCCGGCGGAATTTGTGTAGTCCGAAGAGTTATATTTGATCCGTCGTATGGGAATATACCTTGCGATACATTTCCCGTCTGTTCAAGATAAGCTGACGTAGCTGCCCCTCCTATCATACTAACAGGTGTAGAAGATATCGGACTGGTCGTCACGCCATCACTCCAATCAAAACCATAATGTATCGATTCGTTTATATAGTTATTACCGTTTACTACAACTTGAATTAACGTCACATTATCTTGAGGAGGGCACCCAGGAGTTAAGCTATAAGAAGCGGGCACATTTCCTGGCAAACCAGCGCTATAAGGCACTATACTAAACGTTGCTGTTGTTGGGTTAGAAGACGTTTTATTAAAAGACAAAGTTCCGTTAGTATTTACCACCCCTGTGCTGGTAGTAACCCCGTTCCAAGTAACGCTTATAATAATAGACCCCTGAGTTATACTGTATGGAATATCTATTTGACCAATTAAAGAGCCAAAGTTAACGGTATAGTTTAACGTTTGGTCGGTAGCATTTTGACTTGCCTCTTGCCCGCACGGAAACTCTACCAATGGCATAGGCACTGCAATATTATTTGTTCCTAACACATACTCATTCATATAAGGGTCGTAGCCCCCTAACTTCTGTGTAGTAAGCTGCTCTGTAAACTGATCTCTAAACCACGAACGCATACCCATCTGTGAGATAACTTGTAGCTGATCGGAATTTTTGCTACCCCCAGTTAAAGAGAGCACCGCACTTCTCTTAGTGTCTGTAAAAAATACATTATGTCCCCACGCAGAAAAACTTTCTGGATTGAAACTTATCCCATACTCTTCTATGCGAGCTATCTGCGTCCCTAAAACTTCAGGCACCGAAGCTATAGCCCCTCCCCCTGTAGAGTCCGTTATGACATTTTTGCCTGCAAGAACGTAAGAAATCCTATCCTCTTGTAGAACTAAGATATCTGTTTCACGAGAATGTAAAACCTGTATAGGACCGAAGTTGGTCTCTAAGTCTTTATAATTTACCAGCCCTAAATTAAACTCGTTAAGGTTATTTAAGTTAGAGGCGTTGCTATATACCCCGCTGTAAGTCATGCCCGCAAACCTATCCGCCTCGCTAAAGGTTTGGTTAGACTCTGCCATAACCCTATCTCCCAACCTAAAAAATCTACCGTCTATACGGTCTTCTATTCTAAAACTCTCTACCCCGTTACCAAACGCGTAGCAGTTATAGAAATCCAACGTTGTAATAAGAGGCCCCCCAGAGCTTTGGGTTTGCCCCCCTGCGACTACAGAGTATGGCCCGTTAGGAGCCGCCCATTCTTGTGCCGCCACATGATAAGAGTTCCCATCTAAAAGCGACGTATAGCACGGAGTCATATCTGAAGCGTCGTAGAAAAGATTTGGGTCTACAGCTGCGGGCTCAGTTTCAAAACAGAATGTTCCTGAAGAATAATTTATAGTTACTTCCAAACGGGTAACAGATTCTTTTTCTTGAAATACCAGCTGTGTACACGTAGGTATGCCTGATTTATTCTTTATGCGAAAATTCCCCGCTCCGTCATCTGTAACATATACTTTAGAATTAAAACAAGTTACGGGAACTACTTCTGTATTGTTATATTCACCGGAGTCAAACTCTAACCCCATTTCCCCCACGTTTTGCTCAGCTTGGTTCGCGGTGCATAACTGAGGAAACCCTAACTGTATTAAACACACGCGTATATTTGCATATGTTTCATTAACAAGTTGGTCTCCACTATCCCAGATAATAACTTTATCTGTACATTGGATGTTATTTGTTCCTGTACGGCTATTATGTATACGCACCCTAACAGTACTTCCCGCAGGAACCTCCCCTGATATCGGCGGAGAAGTGGCTGGAACTAAATCATTAATGTCATCACAGTTTTCTACCTGTCCGTTTGTATTGGTTACGGTGTCATTAGAAGATATGTTAGTTTGAGCGTTATTCCCTACAGTAGCCCATCCACTGGCTTTTAGCCTCATGTATATGCCCGCTGGGTTCGTAGAGTTTATCTGCTGAGAATATATAGCCTCTTTATCTAAAACTTCTGCTGTAAGAAAGGCCCCTACAGCTCCATTAGCGTCTCGCTTTACTGTAAGAACATCCCCTACTGAAACTATATTTTGACTATCCCCCTCCAGCCTAAACCAGTAGCTTTCTGAATCTGCAATGAAAGGTTCAGGCCCCTCAGTAGATCCAGATTGCTGAAACACCATGGTGCTCCATATGGTATTGTATAGCCCCTGCGTAGGTTTTACTACAAATTTATAGAACTTAGCCCAGTAAGGAGCTAAGTTTTGTAATTGAACCTGTATCTTGTTTTGGAAAACAGAAGTGCTGGCAGGAAAAAATATACTGTTGTTTTGACTTGTCAATACCGTAGAGGACCTACCGTAGTCATCCATATATACTACCCCCACTTCATAATCTCTATGGCTATGTAGGCTTCCGCTGGTCGGTAAAGTTTGCATAAACCCCCCCGAGCTTCCCAAATTAAAAGCCAAGTACTCATACTGAATAGTTTCTGTAGGAGTAGAGTTAAAGTAGTATGTAGCCGCAGGAGCCTGCAATGTAAATGTAGACCCAGCTACTATAAGTTCAAAACTTTGTTGAGTACATACCGGAGCGGTAGGAGGGAAAGGCGTCATCCCCGTTACAGCACATGTGTTTGAAATAGCTGTATCTACCAGCAGTAAATAATCCGTTCCATTTTGCCACGCATATGGAAGAGAGTTGTTAAATACATCTGTTAGCGTAGTCCCTAAACTTGTGGGGTTTTCTGTAGGAGGATATGATGGTGGTGCAGGAGTTGTGTATGGTATTAGCTGGAGAAATGTGTTGTCCGACCCCACAGCTGCGGCAAACTCTTGAGACGAAAGCATCTGATTTACAGATGTATATGTCTGACTGGCCACAAAAGTAAGCGTCACCCCAAACGAAGGTATGACAGTTGCAGCGGGCTGTTGAGCGCTTCCGCTTCTCGCGCTTTGTACGTTTTGTAAAGCCAGTTGAAAACGAAATGTAGTTCCCGCAACGATGTCTTCTGTAATAGAAGATAAGTCAAACCCTATAGTTGCGTCAGGTATTACCGTTCCTGCGGCAGCTGGATCTATACTATAAGTTCCTGGCGACCCTTCTGGTGTAGGGAAATCAGACACGCCTAACTCTTGCGAGTCTGCGTTAAGCCAGTAGTCCATCTGAATAAGATCTCCATCTTCCCTATTAGTGATGTCATACTGATCAACATAGTTGCCATACATTAACCTATTGCCTTGAATAGTTTGAGCTTTTGCTATTCGAGGAACATTGTCATAGAGCCTAAGCAACTCATCAGAACCCAACAGAGTAAGGATCTTACTATTGTCAAATTGCTGAGAAAAATATGAGTCGTCAGGTATACCTAAATCTTGCTTGTTATATGTTTTTACAATAAAAATATTATTGCTCGTAGTGTCTTTATATAGTAGCTGTATCTCCTTTACTCTTCGCGATCCTGTAGAAAAATATACCTGCGCGGTATTAAATCTATTTACCATTCCAACGTTTTTAAACGTCTCATTACTAAAGGCAAAAGTTTTAGGTTCAAAAGCTGGATTGCTAAACAAAGAGGTTGCGCTATATCCCTCATCTAAATACCTATATCGATACGCAAATCTTAAAAAGCGCATCTCTAAATAATCGCCTTGAAAATCTACTTGATTAGATAACTCTACAAAGGGAGAGCGTAATGGGTTGTTTAAAGTGACAGCACTTATAGTCTCGTATCCTGGAGGCTTAAGGATAACGCTAATGTCTTCTTCCGTTAGAGACGGAACTTGTCCAGGGACAGGGTATGTCCTGGTCACGTTAATATAACGTGGAGGGTTTAAGTCGTCGGTAAAGAATAATAGATCCTCAATTTTATTTACCGCGTTGACAAGATATGTCGGGTTGAAATTAAGCACACTGGTGCTTACTACGTGATACAACAGCGTGTTGGTATTGGTGTTATATGATAGTATCATGTCTACCGCTACCTGCCCCGTTGCAGGGTCGCCTGGATCATACACAAACCAATAGATTGTTTCCGCCATGCCATCTTCAAACGCGCCTATACACCGCGCGTTAACCGATAGAGGATTTCCGTTGTACTCAATATTAGGGGTAAGGTTGGTGTTGCCCTTAGAGTTTTCTACCGCCCCGACCTCTGTCGCTTCAGTAGAACCCAAGCGAACGTTTAAAGCGTTAACATATTCGCCAAGAGGAACCAAGCGTTCATCGACGCTTTTGTTCATCTTACCTGCAATAAAATTAGTTTGTATTAGCATACTACTTTATCCATTTATCTTTCCCTCTCATATTCATTAAGAGTCGTCCGGGGTGCATGTTACTTAATCTTAGTTTTGCGTTCCTCAGCAAAGAGGATTTATCTTTCCGAGCTCTGTTTATCACATACTCTTGAGCTGACAGTCTGTTGTTGAGAAGATAAAACTTAATGGCAGCGTATAGATATTCTTCAAAAAGTTTATTTACACTTACGCTCGAATCATTCCCACTCTCCATCCCGTCAGATATGTACTCCAAAACCACAGACTCTCCTCCTACACCTGAGCTAAAGTTTATAACACCACCCTTTTTGTTTATGCTAAAGGTTGGATTAGCGTTAGCCGTCTCAGTATTTAATCCGAAACGAGCTCCAATAGCGTAGTCGAAATACCATGCTCCATCAACATTCCACCCCATAGTGTTATTGTAGGGGCTACCTGCGTTAAGATATATACTTCTGGTTTGCCCTGTAATGCGATCTATATCTAACTTAGAATCGTCAGGCTTAAGAACGTCTCCGTAGGCGTCAAAAAGAATCCGAGCGTCATTGTCCTGTAAGTATGCCCCGCTCCAATTGGTCTGTATATTCTCTGTCAAAGGAAGAAGCGTCCCGTTGCGGTATATAGAAATCCTCACCCAGTTAACGTAGTCGGGAGGCAAGATAAATCTTAGCTGATCGTCAATTGTTAACTGAAGGATTTTTATCTCCCTCATAGCGTCGTAGTTTAATTCTTGTATTGCTCTCTTAGCAAAAAATAAAACCTGATACCTATTTATATTATTTATAAGCTCATTATTCCCTTGATACATTAACATGAAATTGTTAACTATATCATCCAAAGAAACATATTGATACGATCCCCAGTTAGCATCCGTAGGAGATACTTGACTGTTTTCGTAATACTGATAATCTGTTATATACGTCATTATAATTAGCTTGTTTCTTGTGTGTCTGCTTGTTCTTCAGCAATTCCGAAGTTAGCAACTTCAGCCTCACGAATCTCTATACCCACATACTGACATATCTTAGCCACTAAAGAAGGCTCATCAGAGAGAGGTAGCTCAAAGTCTTGATAGTCCGTTGCAGAGGCGTTAAACAAAGGCTCTCCGCCTATTAATTCTACCCATGTCCACTTAGGAGCATTAGGGTATCTGATGTACTGAGCTTTAACATCACATGGACCCATATCATCCCCCAGAGTGTACGGGTCATTTAAACCGTCCCATGTGGTTGGGTATACAGATATTAAGTTTCCGTCTAAAACATAACAAGGATATTGAGGCGTAGGATAAGTAAGGTTGCTGCTGGTAAGGTTAAATATTTTGCTTTGACTTACCCTTTCTACCTCTACGATATTATTGGAATCGTATATAGCGTATCCCTCGGACACCCCTCCTGTGGGATTTAAGAACAAAGTGGCTGAGCATGTTACAATAGATCCTATAGGTGTCGCGCCATCCTGTATATTTTGCACCCAACCCTGCAACCCTGGAGCCCCTGTCGCGGGATATGGTGCAGATCCTGTTGCAGTGGTATTGACAACTAAATCTCCTGGCTGTACGCCTGAAGTAAAGAAGTTCTTTGTATTATCTATCAGGAGGTTTCCAGCAAATACTGAGCTGCTCGTGACTCCCCGTACTCTAAGCGTAGGGTACCTATACAACTTATTTATAAGATAGTAGTCTGAAGGTAGCTGATATACAGCCGAGCCTGATAGACCAGAAGGAACGTTAGGTACATTCGGAGGATTAAGCTGAGCTAAAAAAGCTTGGGTAGAAAAGGAGTCTATAACCTCCTCTAATCCTTTTATAATATCTGCATATCCACTGCCTGAGCTCCTCTGGTTCTCTCTGTTTATCCAATTGTTATACTGATAGAAGTAGTCCTCAAACATATCCATCTGCGCCTGTTTAGCATAGAGGTTAAAATCTTGAGGAGATATATATCCGTAGTTATTTTTATTAGCTATAGCTAATACCGTATTTCTTACATCGTTTATAGGCATACCTAAATGTTTCCACAAAGATAAGACAAAAAAAAGGGTCCCATTTTTTGGAACCCCTTTCTAATATATGTAGTATTATATTATACTTTTTGTATTTTTAAGAAGAAGTAGTTTTGTCCACCTAACCACGTTGCGTTTGTTCCTGCAACAGCAGGGTTTAAAAGCCCTGGGAAATCATACGCTACAGATGGCCATGCAGTTTGTAAAGAAGCTGTTACAGCGTCTTGCACCGCGTTTCTCATATCTGAGTTAGCTCCCACAGTAGAAGAATATGCGTAATCAATTTTCATTACCGCCGTTCCTGCTGGCCCATATGTAATATTATTTATAGAAGTATCCGCTGATGCGTTTGAAACATCCGCAACATCCGCCGATCTTACTATCGTATCATGATCGTCAGCTCCATCTCTGTATATAATATATCCAACTGGTGTTGCCCCTATGCTTGCAGAAACATTAAGCGTGTCGTGAGGATTGGTAGTAGTAGTTATACTTAATACTTGAGTATCTACATCATTTGTAATATCTCGTGCGGTATCTCCTACCTTAACTCCTAAGCTTAAAAAGTCTACAGTAGTATCCACTATCTGAAATGTGTCAGCAGCTTGAGAAGCGTCAGTTGTTGAACCTGTTACAACCGTATACTCTGGCATATAAATAAAATACGCAGTTGCATTTGGAACACCTGTTCCAGTATCGACGCCTATAGGCTCAAGGGCTAATACAGTATCCGAAGTAACTTCTGTTACAAGGTACTTTCTTGCTGTCGCTCGGTCCCATACAATAGCATGAGGTAACACAAGTTGTGTAAAAAGCGCAGCACTATCGGTTAGCGTTAGAGCAGCAGATCCATCCGCTGTTGAGGTTCCTGTCTTAACAACGTTAAGTTGTTTAAAGTTTATAAATTTTTCCATGTTTGAAAGCATATTAAGCTATTGCTATTGCTGAAAGCGGGTTAACATTTAAGAACGACCCGGTTTCAGTGGCTGTGTTAACGGCTGGTCCTGCGACCATTCCTTTCGGAGCGTAGTATTCTGTTACCGCAGTCCATCCTGATGTTAATGCCCTCATCGCAGCTGTTTGCACTGCCTCCTGAAGAATTGGAGCAGCGTAAGCTGTTGGCCATGTTAAGGTAATAATCTTACCGCCGATATAATTAATAGTGGCAGTTGTTGTGGTAGCCTGTCCTATACTTAGGATACCTACAATCGAAACCAATTGGTCTTGACTGTTTGTA